GATGATCTGCTTTACGGCTTCAATCCAAAAAATTGTCTCTGGCTCTGAGAAATCGCTCTTGTAAGCAAGGTTCTGATTGCTAATTTCAATGACAACCTGAAACTTCTTTGTCTCTGCGTCAACATCTACTTCTGGGGTTACTACTTCTGGGGTTACTTTTTGTTTTGACATTATTTTACTTTCTTTACTGTTTCTGTTGGAACCTCAAAATCATCTTTTACAGATGCGGTTTGAAGCTGTTGGATTTGTAGTGACAATTGTTTAACAGTGGCTTCTTTTACCACTAGCTCAGTTATCAACTGAGAAACTTTTTCTTGAAATGTTTGAATAATTAGATTTACATCTAAGTTAGACTCTTGCATTGCTTCTCCTAATATAGAAATTACTTGTAGAGTATATCACTTGCTTTACTGTGCTGCAAGTTGTGCTTCTAAATATTCAACTCTTTCAATAAGATTCTGGAATGAACTTATCAATAATGCCGTTGCTTCGTCTTTTCTCCAGTTTACTGGTTCAAAATATAGTTCATTATTCAAATCCTCTAGTGTCATTAACTCATCTGCGCTACGCTTTCTTCCCTCATCAGTAAATCCATACTGAGATAATTCTGGAGCGTCTTTTGCTACTTCTTCCGCTATTAGTCCATAGTGATAATCCAACTGTTTAACTTGATAAGAAAAATCTGTGTCATGCTTTATATTTTTTTTAAAAGTATATTTAACAACGTTAACTTTTTTTAAAATATTTATTGACTCTTGTGATGATATATTTAATACGTTTTCTTTGTATTTAAGACTTGAACTATCTCTAGATAGCACGTATTTACCTTTATTTGGTGATGGTTCCCAAAATCTTGCGACTCCTCCACTGCCACTTGTTGTTGTATCATCAAACCAAATATCATTACCAGATCCTGTTAAGGCACTGCCTCTCATTACCAGATCAGAGTTAATGTACATGTTGTATTGAGTCGTATCAGTGCCCGTGTCGTCTGCTAGGTTAATCTCTAGGTGCCTTTTTTGACTCCATGCACCGTTAAGAAACTTAGCTGGCTCTAATACCACAGCTTCTGGGATGGTTCCGACAGCTGCCCTATATCTTACATTTAACGCACCGTCTACATTTCCTATTTTTGTTTCTTTTCCTAATGCACTTAATATCCAAATTTGTCCAGAGGTACTTCCACCAGTACCGTCAGCTCTGATTTGCAGTCCTAAATCATTCGTAGATCCTGTTGCATATACGTTGTTGGTAAAAGTGTTACCAGATCCATCTACCCTAAATAAATTGTTAGTACTATTAAAAGTTGAACCATTAATTGTTGAAGCACTGACAGTGCCAGTAAATGTTGCTGATCCATCTGAGTTAATCGCAACAGTATTTGTACCAGCAGCATTGTAAGCTTTTAGCCCACCAGAGTCTAAAAGTATTCTAGCTCCAGTTGTAGCGTTGTTGATGTTGACGCTATTTAGATTAATTGTACCAGTTGTTATTACTCCACCAGAAATGCTAGTAACATTAGCATTTACTCCAGCTGGTTGAACAGCTGTTGCTCCAGTTGCTGCATTGCTAACAACCGTTGAAGCAGCTGTTGATCCTATAGTTACAGTTCCATCAATTGTTAGCGTAGTTCCGTCATAATATAGCTTACTTCCTATGGAAAATTTATTTGCGGATACACCGTCAGCTGTATTATAGCCAACAAAAAATGGAGAATTTTTATAACCAGTTCCACCAAACTGTAAAGTATTTGTTCCTATTGTCAATCCACCAGCGGTTGAACCACTTATAGTTGCATTGGTTGTAATTGCTCCAGTGACTGTGAGAGTATTATTGTCCCACTGCATATAGTTTGTAGAGTTTCCAACTTTTAATAAAGATCCACCAGTAGCTCCACCAGTTGGATTAAAAGAAAGCTGATTAGTCGCATCTCCTACAACGAATTCTGAATTACCTGCACTATTTGCAGAGTTTCTTGCCCATCTATTATTTGCGTTGATAAAAATAGAATTAGCAGACAGCGTTCCTCTAATTGAGGCAGCATCAAACTCTGCAGTTCCGTCTCCTTTAATTATCCAACCTTGACCAACTCCTACTCCTCCAGTTACGTAGTTCGAAGATCTTAATACTGCTGTTCCGTTAGGAGGAGTGTAAGAAGTTTGTATGCCTGGTTGGGTAAGGATAATTTCGTGTGCACCGATTGTTCCAGCTGTTATCTTTGCAGCAGTCAGATCTTGAATAAATTGACTTTCAATTAATTGCGTAGTTGCATTGGCAGAGGCAGAGGAAAAAGCTCCTGCATTTCCTGCAGTATTTACAGCTCTCACCTTAGCCTTGTAGACAACGTTAGTTAGAGTACTTCCAACTAAGGTTGTATTTTCAAGGTCAGAAATAACAACAAGATTAGACTTTGTTATTCCAGAAACCATAGCTCCATCTGTTGTTGTGGATGCTCTTGCCTTTAAGGCTGTTTCAGTAACATCACTTGCTAGATATATCTTATACTCATAATAATCAAGATCAACCATTGACGCATGATTGAACCTGAGCATTGCAGACTTAAAGTTGGCTGCCAACAAAACGCCAGTAATACTAGATGGGCTGGATACAACGCCTGGAGTCTGAACTCTTATTGTATCTGGAATAGCATCAATAGCAGATATCTCTGTATTCTTTGGCTTTAAACTAAATAGATAATTAGTTGCTGGTTTTAATCCAGTTATAGTTTTTTTAATTGTTGCCATTTAAGTTATTGTCCCTGTTGTGCTAAAAATTATTCCTTCGTATATTTCTTCATCTTCTAGTTCTAAGTTATAGTTTTTATTAAAAGAATATTGATTAATTTTAAAATCTTTATCAGAAGAGTTAATATTTTTTTTGTCTAATATTTCTATCTCAAAAGAAAACGATCCATATAGATCTTCGTAAGAAGTTAATATATCTAAAGTTCTAATATCAATAGAAAATATTACTTCATCTTCAAGAGTAGTAGAATTATATAGATCAATCTCTTGTGATTTAACTTCCATTTGACCAGTGGTGGTCAAGGATGTTTTGTTAATCTTTATGGATATTATTCCAGAGCTAGGAGTTTTTTGTCCATTAATTTTTAATAGTGGACCGCTAAAAGATCCAAGAACTCTATTTCCAGGAGTGTTGCTTTTTTGATTTTGCCAAGAACCATCTCCAGGAATAAACGAAACTGCGGAGATTCTAGAGTTTGTACTATCTGCTTTTACTACATTAGAATAATAGTTAACAGCGTTTGCCCCTTGTGCTATAAAGTTTGCACCATTAGGATTAGCAGTCTGATAATACGAACCATCTGTTAACTGCATATACTGGATATTATCATTATGATAGTAAACATAATAATTGCCCGCAGGAACTGATCCAGAAGACGCTTCGGTCAAAGCTTTAAAGCATAGGTTTGTATCGGAATCTATAATGCTATAAGTTAATCTATTAGTTGTATCGGTTTCGTAGACAACTACATAAGAGTCGTCATCAAATCCAACATCTATTGATCCGTCTTGCTTTTTCGAATAAACTCTACCTATGTTGACATCTTCCATTGAAACATAGATCCAGTCTCCAACTTTTAAATTTTCTGATGCAGCACTAAAAGCAATCTTTCTTCTTACAGCTGGGTAAGCAACAGCTGGAGGTGTTGCATTTGATGTGTAGTTAAACCATGCCATAGTTATATCTCTTTATAGAGTATCTCAAACTCATAAGAGTTTGCGCTGTCGTCATTAATTTCAATCTCAAAAGAAGCTTCGTACTGGACGTTGCCACCTATCAATAATACCTCATTAAGACCTGTTAAAACTAAGTTCTGATAAGGTTTAGTTAATGTTGAATCATAGTATGCATTTCGTGCAGATTCGTAGTCAATTGCGTCAGCTGGTATTGCAAGACTTCCATCGGTACCGTCATGCTTATGGACAGCAAGGTCTATGCCTCCTATGGTTATTCCAGACGCTATGTCCATATTGCCTTCTATGGTTCCACCGTCTGATCTAAGATATTGTGGGTGGGCATTGCCGTCTAAGTCGTCTAGGTCATTGTGGGAAGATCTAAGGCCTCTTCTGTCGCTTTCATCAGGCTCTATTGCCATGAATGTTTCTTTGTATGAATCTAAATCTTGTATAGCGTCGGTTATTAGTATCTTGCTTCTTTTTGTGCCCTTTACTTCAAGCTGCATAAGATAGTTGATGTATCTTCTTTTCAGTCTTATTGCTTGTAGTAGTGCATCAAACTTATTGTAGAACTGATTGTTTCTTTCAACAACGTCAGCAGTTATTGCACCTAGGTTTCCTGTTATTGCACTTTCTGCAGTAAACATCTCTTTAAGAAGTGTAGGGATCTCTTTTCCGATCTCAGTTGTTTTGAGGTCGTACATCATTGGCTCAATTACCTTAGACATAACATTTAACGCCGGCATTAAATAATTATTATAAAAAGTTCTTGATGTGTCTTGACTATCTCTTTTTATTAAATTTAATAAGGTTTGAATTTCGGTTGTTAGTGAATTTATTTTGATAGAAAAAAACGCTTGGAATTGCGAGGCTTGTCTTTCAGATATTTGATCCACTTCGGCATTGGGGATAGATACTGGTCTTGATGTGATTTCAACTGCAATTTGTTTCGTGTAGTGTGTTGTTGTCTTCGCCCAGTCTGCGAAGTACTTTGAGATTTGTGCTTCGGTATCATTTCTATACTCTTCCCCCAGATAGTGTATGGCGATGTTTTTTAATATAGTTAATTCACTTAAAGTGTACTTTAGTGCTTTTCTTGCTTCTACTAAGTGTCCAAAAGTTGAATGACTGATTATTAGGTCATACTCTTTTATGAACGCTCTACATGATCTGCATAAATGTTTTTCTGCAAACAAGTATTGAGGGTAACAAATAAAACCTGGTTCTTGCATGATTGAAGCTGTTGGATCTGACTTTAGTACATCTTTCCAAACCGCAGAATGGGCAACCTCAAGTTCTATACTTGCATAAGGGTCTATGTTGACCTGGTCAAGATTTTCTTCTATCTCATTTATCATTCCGCTTATATGGAATTCAGCTTGAGTAATATAATTTCTTAGTTCTTCTATTGATATCTGTGACTTTTCGGTACTTAAGTTATTTCTTTTTGTACCTGTTTTAATTTGTTCAAATGAATTCAATCTTTCTTCAGAAGAGATAAATGAACTAACTGATTCTGGAGAATCAGAAAAAGCGTCTTCAATTGCTGAGCTTTCGCCTAAACCATATTTAGCCATAATATTTTTTTCCTAAAATGTCGATCTTTTAATTCTAGAAGAAGGTTTTCTTCCACTTCTTTTTTTGAATCCAAGTACGTTTTCCGAAACTGCTTCTGCTCTTCCGCTAACAAACCCAGAGCCTTTTTCTTTTTCATTGCCTTCTTCACCTGATTGTTTCGGCATAAAGAACGTGTTAGAAAAAGATTCTGTATTGGTAGCAAATCTTGCTTTGTGCAGCTCGCTATAGTTCTGAGTGATAGACAGCAGAGCTAACATCAAAGCGTCGTGTGCATGGTCGACTGCTGAACCGCCAGCTTCGAATACTGGTCTTCCTGTTTGAGTAGTTCTAACAACAACATAAGAGATTAGTTGCATAAACATTTCATCATCTTTTGCTGGAAATACAATTGATTCTTTTTCCAAATACTGACGCAGGTTGTCTACCATGTAGGGTTTAATTTCTTTTTTAACAACCTGTTTAGTATAAGGATCTCTAATGTCTATTGTTTCGCTGAAGCTAACTCCTTTTACTCTTGTCTTTAATCCTGATATTGGATTTTCTACGCCATACTTATGAAGAAGCTCTACTTGCACTTCTCCATATCCACGGTCAACATAAATATGTTTAGGCATATAGATGTCGTTTAGCTCTACGATTCTAGATACAGCTTTAGTTAGAGTGTATTCTGATCTTTCAATTTCTTCTCTGTACGCAAGTTTTACTTTGTTTCTAAATCTAGGATCTTCATATGCGTCAGAGCAAACTTCAAGAACAACTATATTTGTTCCTGCTCCGTACTTGTCCCAGTCAACACCAATGGTGTGAAAGCTTCTTGCAGAAGTCATCTCTGGATTATAATTCCAGCTTGGCTCAATAAAGGCTTTGTCTACGTACTTGCGCGGGTACACGCCTTCAGCGTCTTCTCCCCAGTCTGCTTCAATTTCGTGTCTGTATCCAATTTCAGAATACTGTTCTCTAAACTCATCTTCTTGTTCTTTAGCAAAGTATGGGTTGCAGTATGAAGGAAACCAAAACTCTTTAAATCTTTCTGATCTACACCACTCCCAAAATCTTTCTCGTCTACCCGTTGGAGTAGACGCACCAATTAGAACTTTGTCTGGCTGATCTTCTGCTGTTTTCTGCAGCATTGCGTACAGTGCATCGAGGTCGTCCGCATGCATGTAGTCCATTTCGTCAAGAACAATAACATGGGCTTCCTGACCACGAGCTACGTCAGACTTTCCACCAGAACGCATTCCTGATGTAAAGAATCTAATTGTTGACCCATTACTAAATTGAATCATAAACTGAGGGCTTGTTACTTTTCTTGTGATTGAATTTAGAACAATCTCATTGTTAGCTGCTAGTCTTAAAATCTCTTGATAAATTAATTCTACGTGAGATTTCATTGGAGCAATGACTAAACATCTTCCGTCCTTATGGGTATAACTATAGTGAAGCAAATATACTGCCATACTAAAAGTTTTGCCCAAACGACGACCAGCTCTTAATACTTTTCTTGAAGCAGGATCTCTTAGAATGAGAGTTTGATAGACTCTTGTCTCTACATTTAGAAACTGTCTTGCCCATACACATGGGTCTTTAGCTATGTGTATTTGCCTTTGTTGCTCAGCAGAAATGCCAGCATCTAGCAACTCTTCATCTATTTCAAAAGGTTCATCTATCAATAAGGCAAGTTCTCTGTTGGTTAATTCTCTACCTGATATTGGAGAACCATCTGCCCAGTTTAGGTGAGTAAGTTTATTTTCAAAAACCCATTCAATTCTATTAATCTGCTTGTACGTTTCAACGTCTTGAGCTTTTATTATTTCTAAAAGATCTTCTTTAGACAGCTTTTCTAAGTCTTGTCTAAACTTTTTAGTTTTATTTGAAATTGATAAGCTCATATTTTACCCAAAGTGAGCAGCCATCATTCCAGCCTCAGAACCTAACATACTTCTTGCGTTAAGTCTTGAATTTTGAATTGCAGCTACACCTCTTGCTCGTGAAGTTGCAGCAACTTCGTTATCTCTATAGCCCATGCCAAACAATGGTTTGTTCATAGACCCCTGCATAGATTTTACAGCATCCTTGGCAAAGTTTCCAGCTGCCATCACACCTTTACCAGCTAATTTACCTAAGTCATAAACTAAAGCTACGTTTCCAACAATGCTTGCACTTCGGAGTGCAAAAGCTCCACCCCTTTTCATTAATTCGCCTCTTAATATTCTTGCTGCTGCTTTATCTCCAGCTTCATCTGCCATCTTAGCCATTACTCTAATGTTGCTTTGCTTAGGAAGAAATTTACCAAGTGCGCCTGGTCTTGCTACCCTATCTCCAAACCTACCTAGATTATTAAAACTAGTACCTGCTCCAGAAAGCATTTCTGAGACAGCAGTTGTATTTCCGGTGTTAGCGAATGCTCTGCCAAGAACTCCTTCTAGTCTTTTGTATGCGTTAGTTCCCACAAATTGCGATGGGTTCATTGCAGTTCCAAGGCTTTCGGTCATAGATCTAGTAAATATGCCACCTTGACTATTGGACAGCCCTCTAAGTCTTCCAACGCTACCAACACTAGCAACAGGACTTGGTGGACCCATAAGGCCAGGAGCAAGAGTGGGCTTAACGTTAGTTAGTCTTGCGATGTTTGTGTCTAAACCTGTTAATTTTTTTTCTACTCTTGCAAGCTTGCGACTAGCTCGACCTACTGATTTTCCATCAAGTGATCTGGTCAATATTTTATCATTTAGTTTTGTGGCTTTACTTTCCAAGGAGAAGGTCTTATGCATCGTAGACATTCTACCTAAAACGCCTCCAGCCATCAGATCTTCTGTAGAGCCAGAATCTATGATACCTCTACCTTCTAGCACTCCTCTTAGTCCTACTTTTTCTAAACCTTTTCCAAGCATCTTTGCGCCTTGGAATGGTGTATATAGGCCTGTTGCGTCTGCATTTCCATTTAATGCAGATACCGATGGCATTCTTCGGAATGATCTTACAGAGCCAACATTTGCCTTAAATGATTGTTTAAGAAATGGAGTCTTGCCTGCTGCTGCTGCGGAAGCTCCTCTGAACTTAGAAAACATAAACGCATTTGGACTTGCTGGCATAGTATTGTTGCCAATGAACGAACCAAATTTAGCAGCTCTTTTTGCTTGCCTTGCACTGCCTACTGCTGCTTTATCAAGGAACCCACCCTTGAACATTGTATTTTCAAATCTTCTCATGTTCCAGGCCATAGTATGGCTGATGGCTGGCATGTTTTCTGCCATCCTCATGAAGAGTGGTGCTTGAGGACCAGCTAGGTCACTGCCCATTTCTGGCTCAATAATATTGCCTTCGCCGTAAGCCATTAGCCTCTCCTCGAGTTGTGCATTCCTAGAACTATATTTCCATTAGCGTTAAGAGATTGTGCTGTCATTAAAGATGAGTTACCAGATCTTCCATATTTTTGCGCGTTTCCTGCAGCTTCTCTCATTCCAATCATGCCAACAGATCCTGCGCCAATTCCTGCTCCAACAGTTGCACCAGCAATAGCCCCACCTATTGCACCTTTTATTCCATAATTTTTTCCACCTAATATTCCGCCACCTAATGCTCCCCCAAGCCCTCCAAGCCCTCCAGCAACAACTCCACCTTTAGCTATAACCCCAAGAGAGTTGGCTCCATACATGCTTAGTGCACCTGCGTTAGCAAACCTGAACGGGAGTCCTGCTGCTCCAGATACTCCTCCAGCTAATGCTAAGCTTGGGGTCAAGTCAGTTCCAAGAACTGCTTGATCTGCTTGCGGATTATCAAAGGCAATATCCATAGCATTGTCGATTGTGCCATTAGCAACTTTTTTAAACATGCCTGCGCCAAAAGCCCCAGCTAAAGCTGTGCCCATTAAAACTTTTCTACCTATAGCCATTTTTTATCCCCCATAAAGGTGATCGTATTTATTTGGTCCCATTCTTGTGTGACCAATTTTGTTTCTGTCTAAATTTCCAACAACTCCAGCTGTTGTTAATGGATCTCTTCTTGAAGATGTCATTCCAGCGGTTGATTGAAAACTACTATTAGCTCTTCTTATTTGCCCATTTGCTTCTACTGGCTGATCTTGCATTGTCTCATCGTACATACTGCTTTCTTGAGACTTGTTGTACATATAGTAACCAGCTGCAGCAACGCCAACACCAAGAGCTGCTAAACCTATTTTAGGTTTTAATCTTTGAAAAGCTTCTGCTATATTTTCATCTCTAAAACTTCTTCCAAGACCTTTTGATGAAAAATTCTTTTTTAATCCTTTTAAGAATTTAGAGTCTTCCGCCATTCTTCCAGAAGTAGCTCTATATGAACTAGTTACTTCCTGAGCTGCTTCTCCACTTCTTATCTTGGCTGCCGCTGCTACATCATCTGTGGTTCCCATGTCAAGAATTCTTGTTGTTGTATCATCTATTCTTCCTTGAAATGACCCATACCCTTCTCCAGCCTCAGACATAGAAAAATTAATACCCCTTTGTGCTGGCAATACGTCATTGTCGCTTATTTCTTCCATGAGTGCTTTAGCACCTTCTGCAATGTCTCCTGTTATATTGTGAGTAGCTAAACCTCTATTCCTTAGAGAATAATACACTTCTCGTTTTACAACATCTATACCGTCTTTAAGTTTTGTAGTAACCATTCTTGCTTGGTCTACATCAGAAAAATGGCCCATTTCAACAAGTTGTTCTGATGTTTTTTGGTCAACTAAAGTTTTTAATTTTTCCACACCTTGGTCTGCAATTTCTGCAGCCCTTCTGCGACTCATGACTGCTCCAGACTCTTGTGCAGCTAAATCCCCAAGCACTACGTTAATGATTTTACCTTCGGGTGTGTCAACTGCTGATAGTCCAAATTTATTTGCTTTGTAATCAGCTATAAATTCATCACTAAGAAGTTTATATTTTGATAAACCGTCACTTCCAGTAACTTCTATATCTTTTATTATAGACGCTGGCAGCATTACTCTTGAAACTTCATCTGGAGATTTGCCATACAGTCTTACAAATTGTTGTTCTTCAAAATGAGACACCCCAAATTCACTTAACAGTTTTGAATCAGACTTTCCAACTCTGTTAAATTGATTAACTTTAGCCATCAATTCTGTATCAGTTAAATCATCCAGCGTTTCCCCTGCTGCAGATGCTTTTAATTGTTTAGCTAGGTGACGATCTTTAATAACAGAAGCAGCATAGCCTTCTGGCGTACTGGCAGAAGGTACGTTATATGGAACTGAAGAAGTCATTGTTGCTAGTTCGACAAAGTTTCTCCTTAGATAAGGATCATCAATAACTCCTCCTATCCCAGACTTAGAAAGAGTTTCAAGATAGCTATCTTTTTGAGCTTCAGTAATTATTCCAAATGTTTTAGATATGTTACGTGAAATTTCTGTTTTTTGAAATATGTCTGGTCTTGTACTAAAATCGGTAAATCCAATCTGTTCCCTTGTAGCTGCAAGTCCTTCTATTAGTCTTTGGTCTATGTCTGCATCTCCGCCATGCATCATTGCTTCTACTAAATCCATTGGAGAAGTTTTAAGCGTTGGAGAGATACTAGAACCCTTGCTTATTCCATCTAGAACGCCAAGCATTCTAGACTGCTGACCATAGCTTATTCCAGAGTCTATTACCTCACTGCTTCCCTTTAGCGCATCATCTTTTAGCATTAGCATTTGTTGTTGAATGCGAGCTTGTGTTGCGCTCTTGTCCAAAATTGTTTCTGAAACTTCTCCTGTTGCTCTATCCGTAAGTGATTCTATGAAAGAACCTTTTCTTCCAGAATAACTAATAATAGAACCAGTGTCTGTGCTTAATTTAACTCCCCTCATTCCCTCCTCTGTTTGGGTGGCATAGTTAAAAACTGCGTCAGACATATGCTGTGCATGTGCAATATTTGTTGTTGGAGTTGGAGGTGCGGCCTTGGCTATGTTTCTTCTTATGTCCTTTAAGTGCTGAGGAAGGTGTGCTGTCCCTTGTGCTAGATCTAATCTTCCATCTAATATGAATTGAGCCATATAATTTGTTAAAATTGTATCTGTTTGAGCCATGTGGTTACCTTTAGCTAGGTTCGTCAAAAAGTCTGCACCGTCGGAACCGCCATGTTTTTCTATTAATTCTAAAAGATTAGTATTTAATGTTATATTTTCTATACCAAATGGAGTAGCCTTTCCACCAATTGAAGCTTTAGCTAAAGTTTCTGGAGCAAACAATGCCGATCTAAGTTTACTCGCTCTAGCAAGATCATTAGTCTCTCCAGCTATCGATGCAAAAGCTTTGTCGGTTAAATATTCTTTAGCTAAATCTAAAGTGTTAATTACTTTTCCGTTCTTTTACCATAGTTTGAAAACCTTCAAAAAGATTTGCTGCTTCTGCGTCTTTAAAAAAATCTTCACCTAAACTAAAAATAGAAGTATGTATTTTTTCAATGTCAAATTTTGCGTTATGAAAAAGTAAAAAATCATTGTCTGCCATTTTTCTAAAAACATTTTTATACTGTTCAACTGCACCAAGTCTTCCTTCTGGAGTGAGTAAGTCTTTCATGTCAAGACTTGCACCAAAAGTATCTACTGTTCTTTCATAATTAAAAGCTGCTTTTGCCAAGTTTGTTGTTCCGCCTCCAGCTTCTGGAACCGTAATCATCTGCATTTCTCTAGTGCTAAAGTGTGCTGAGAAAACAGGATCATTAACTCCAGCTCCTGGCATATTGCCAAATTGAATTTCTGTAGCAGCTAATGATCTCACTTCTGACAATGGCCCTAATCCAGATGTTTCAGTGTCGAGTGTCATTATTTTAGCGTTTCTTCCAGAAGAAACTATATCATCTAATATTTGCCTAGTCTTTCCCATGTTTTCAAGTGTTTGCGAACTGGGCAATGAACTAGTTCCAAATCCAAATGCTCTTACACCCTCTTTGGTCGGATCTATGCTTATTGTTAAAGAATTCAATAAATTTGCAGCGTGATGATTTGCGTTGCGTACATCTATTCCGTATCTTCCTGCAGCAGTAAATAGGTTGCTACTTGGAAGAGGTTGTGATGGTGCACCAAACTTTTTTAAAACGCCCTCCATGTTAAGAAGTTCGTCTGACTGTATCAGGTTCTTTAGCTGTGTTCTATTGTTTATATTTTTTATAAGACTAAAGTTCATTACAGGACTTGACTGCGCTGCTTCTAACATTCTTTTTTGCGCTATAGACATATTCTTTGGCATTTCTTGTGCTAAAAAATTCTTGTATATACCTTCAAGATTTTTATACCTTTCCATAAAATCGTCTGAAGATCCGTACATTCTATTTATTTCTGCACTACCAATAGGATTGCGAAGACCTCTACTAATTTTTGCTGCTATATCAGATCTATCAGCACTAAGGCCTCGCATT